TTTTTCTGTGTTTGGAGGGATTCTACAGACGGGAAGGTTCGCTTACAGATCAACAACGGTACTGTTTATGTTTCTGCATCGGCTTCTGATCCGTCAGGTGAAATTCCGTTTGTAATTGGAGGTACGCTTTCAACGTCGTATGAGATGGCTGGACGTGTAAACCATGTTGGATTTACGAGCGGATCAATACTAACCGCAGATGAGCGAACATGGCTGTACAACTCAGGGGCTGGAAGGACCGCAGCAGAGTTAGGGTTTTGAATCGAAAGCATATGAAAAATCAAAGCATTTCCGAACGCGCCCTAGCCTGCATCGAATCCCGCCTCAAGCGCATCCGCGAGGCAGGCGGGTTTCACACCGACGTGGGCGCCAATGTGCGCCGCTCGGTGCCGGTGGCGGATGACTCTCTGGCGGTCGTCGTGTGGGCGGGCGATGAATCGGCGGGCGGGTCGGCGAATTCGTCGGCGTACGACATCACGCTCAGCGTCGCGGTGGTCGGCTACGTGCCGTCCGGGCAGGCGGACACCGGGCGCAAGCTGGAATGCCTGAAAGCCGACATCAAGGTCGCGGTGATTCGCGGCTGGTCTGGCGTGCTGGTCGACGATGGCGGGCCGATTGGGCAAGTGCGCTACACGGGCTGCACCGCCGCACCGCGTGACGACGGAAGCAATGTCGAGGCCGTGCAGTGCAGCTTCGCGGTGACGTACCGCGAGGGCCTCGGCAACCCCTACGGACCGCAGGAGGCCACCCGTGCTGTTTGAGTTCACCACACACCACATCCACGCCGGTACGCGATACGCGCCCGGTGATGTTGCAGAGCTGACCGAATCGCAGGCGCAAAAACTGCGCGAGCGTGGCGTCGGTCGGCTGACCCAGCCAGCGGCGGACAAACCGCCGCGCCCACGTTCGCGCAAACCCGCCCCAACCCCGACCGAGGACTGATCATGGCCGCTCCCAGCACCTATACCCGCAGCAACGTTTACAAAATCCCCAAAGGCCAAGTGGCGTTCCAGCTTCGCCGCGCCGATGGCAGCTTCGAAGGCATGCGCTTTTTGGGCAACTGCCCGGCGTTTGACATGTCGGTTGAAACCGAAAACTACCAGCACACCAACAGCGAGGGTGGCCTCAACACCATCGACCTTGACGTGCCGATCAGCGTCACGCGTGCCAGCTCGATCACCGTCGACAACATGTCCAACGACAACCTGGCCGTGTTCATTGCGGGCACGATCGAGGATTTCACGCAGGACACCACCGCGGTGACCAACGAGGCCATCACCGGCTATCAGGCCAGCCGCACCTATCAGCTCGGCGAGAGCCAGTCGGTGTCTGGCGTGCGCAATATCGGCAGCGTCGCGGTGGAGTTCTCTGCCGCCACCCGTGCCAACAGTACCGCCTACGCTGCGGGCACCGTGGTGTTCCCGACCACGTCCAACACCCACGCCTACCTCTGCACCGTGGCTGGCACCACTGGCGGCACCGAGCCGACCTACAACGTGGCCGGTAGCACGCACACCGATGGCACCGCCACGTTCCAGGATCTGGGTGTAGTCACCAGCCTGACCGCCGACACCGATTACGTGGTCGACACCACGCTCGGTCTCGTCAGCGTGCAGCCCGCCGGTAAGCTCGCCAACGCCTACGCCGCGGCCAAAACCGCATTGGGCAGTGAGCCCACGTTGTCGCTGTCGGTGGACTACACACCCGGCGCCAATACCCGCACGCAGATCAAAACCGGCAGCGCAGGCAGTGTCGAAGGGCGCATCCGCTTCTTGGCGGACAACCCCTACGGCGACCAGCAGGACGTGTGCATTCCGCTGTGCACGCTCAAGCCCTCCGGAACCCTGCCGTTTGTCGGCGAAGGCGAGGTGGCGGCCATCACGTTCGATGTCGGCATCAGCCTGCTGAACAACAGCACCCCGGCCGTGATCATCGAAGATCGCGGCGCCTAAGCACTCCACGGCAGCCGTGCTCCCCACGGCCTTACCCACTGGCGCGCCCTCTCCCGCGCCAGTGGGGATTTTCAAAAGGTTTCCTATGCCCGCCAGTGTCGACCTGACCGGATTGCGCCGCCAAATCGAGCGCCTCGGCAAAACGCAAAAGGCCGCCGAACAGGCCGTCAAACGCGCACGCGGTACACTGTCCCGGCGCATCGTGGTGGAAGCCCGACGCGACATCCAAACCGAATACACCCTGCCTGCCAATCGCATCACCGCAGGACTGTTCACGCGCAACAATGGCGACGCCGTCGAGCTCACCGGCGTGGCGCGTGGCGTGGGGTTGATCAACTACAAATCCACCGGCGGCACCAAGCGCAAACCGTTGATGGTGCAGGTACGCACGGGCGACGCGCCCACGCAGTACGACAACACCTATTTCCGCGCCACCGGGCTCAACGGAAACCGGCAACTGTTCGAGCGCCTGCCCGAAAAGCGCCGCATGGTCGCGGGCAACTACAAAGGCCGCCTGCGCAACGTCATCCGATCCACCTACGGCCCCAGCGTCGCGCAGCAACTGCGCCGCCCAGGGCGCGCTGATCGGTTGGCCGGAGTGGCGCAGAAGATTCTGGCGGCAGAGATTGAAAGGCTGGTGCGCTGATGGCCACGCGTGACGAGGTAATTCGATTCCTGATTCAGACGGCGGGCGACAAAGAGCTGGCCGCACTGGCTCGCGAAATGCAGGACGTTGCCAAGGCAGGCGATGCGGCGGGCGAAGACATTGATGGGTTTGTGGCTGAGCTGGATAAGCTGGCCACCATTGATCGCAACATCAGCAAGCTGACCGCGCTGAAGGTCGAGATTGCTGAGACTGAGCGCAGCTTCACCGCCGCCAAGGGCAAAGTGACGGCGCTGGAAAAAGAGTTCGACGCCGCCGAAGTTCCGACCGTCAGGCTGAAGAAGGCGATGGCCGATGCGCGGGTCGAGGTAGCACGGCTGGCGGCAGAGCAGAACAAGCAGCGTGCGGCGCTGTCGAGCACGCAGATTGCGCTGCAGAACGCGGGTGCGAGCACGGAGCGGCTTGCCGCATCGCAGGCGAAGGCGCGCAGTGAAATTGGCAACCTCACAGCACGCTGGCGTGATTACGTCACCCAGCAGAACGCTGCTGTCGCCGCCCAGGACAAAGCCAACGCGAGTGCTGGCCGTGGTGTGGATGTGTTTGGCAGCCTGCGAGGTGTGCTGGCATCGCTGGGTGTGGCGCTTGGTCTGCGTGAGGCGGCGCGGGGTGTCGGCAGCATTCTGGAAGTTGGCGATGCGGCCGAGAAAACCCGCATCAAGCTGGAAGCCCTGTACGGCAGTGCAGAGGCGGGTAACAAGGCGTTCGACGAACTCAAGACGCTGGCCGAAGACAACGGGCAGGCGTTCCAGCAGACGATTGACGCAGCGGCTAAGCTCAAAGGGTTTGGCATTGAGCCGCTGAATGGGTCGCTGCAATCACTGATCGACCAGAACGCCAAGCTGGGCGGATCGCAGGAGACGCTGAACGGCATCATCCTGGCCGTTGGTCAGGCATGGGCAAAGCAAAAGCTGCAGGGCGAAGAGATTCTGCAACTGGTCGAGCGTGGTGTGCCGGTGTGGGATTTG